ACTCCTGCAGGCGGCAGACCCAGCGCAGCAAGCTGAGCGAGACCGGCAAGATTGCCTACTGGCGCTGTTCCGGTGGAGCCAAAACAAACTGCGGTATCAAAGGAATCCGAGAGCCTGACCTGATGGAGATTACCTCCAAGGTCATGGGCACACCCGAATTTGACGGTGCTGCCTTCCGGGAACAGGTCGACCACATCACGATGGTAAAAAGTGGCCTGCTGGAATACACCTTTACTGATGGACACACGCAGACGGCAGAGTATTCCATCGAGCGACCGGGCCACACTTGGACGGATGCGCAGAGAGCCAAGTTCAAGGAATCCACCAAAGGCACCTACACGCCAGAGCGCCGCAAGGCCATGAGCGAACACATGAAGAAAGTAAGGAGTGAGAAGCATTGGGCGTCCAAAAGAAAGTAAAGACCATACCGGCCACGCTGACCCGATTCACCGCGTCGCCGATAGTAGAACAGAAAAAGCGCAAGGTAGCTGGTTACGCTCGTGTTTCCACAGACCACGATGACCAGTTCAGCAGTTACGAAGCACAGATTGACTATTACACCAACTACATCAAGAGCCGCGACGATTGGGAGTTCGTTGAGGTCTACACGGATGAAGGTATCACTGGCACCAACACCAAGCGCCGCGAAGGCTTCAAGCGCATGGTGGCTGATGCGCTGGCCGGTAAGATTGACCTTATCGTTACCAAGTCGGTCAGCCGATTTGCCCGAAACACCGTAGACAGCTTGACCACCATCCGCCAACTCAAGGAGGCCGGTGTTGAGGTCTATTTTGAAAAAGAGAACATCTGGACATTCGACGGTAAGGGCGAGCTGCTCCTTACCATCATGTCCTCGCTGGCACAGGAAGAAAGCCGCAGCATTTCCGAGAACTGCACATGGGGCCAAAGAAAGCGATTTGCAGACGGAAAGGTCAGTGTTCCATTCCAGCGTTTCCTTGGCTACGACCGCGGCCCGGACGGGAATCTGGTGGTCAACCGGGAGCAGGCAGTCATCGTCAAGCGCATCTACAGCTTGTTCCTGCAGGGCATGACCTACCACGGCATTGCCGACACCCTCACCAAGGACGGCATCCCAACACCCGGCGGCAAGAAAAAATGGAGCATCTCCACCGTCAAGAGTATACTCAGCAACGAGAAGTACAAAGGCGATGCGCTCCTGCAGAAAAGCTACACCGTCGATTTCCTGACCAAGAAGACCAAGGTCAATGAGGGTGAAATCCCACAGTATTATGTCGAGGATAACCACGAAGCTATCATCGACCCTGAAGTGTTCGAAATGGTGCAGCGAGAAATGGCCAAGCGTGGTAAGGGCAAAAAGTACCACAGCGGAGTCCACGCCTTTTCCACCAAAATCAAGTGTGGCGAATGCGGAAGCTGGTACGGTTCAAAGGTGTGGCATTCCAACAGCAAGTACCGCAAGACCATCTGGCAGTGCAATCACAAATTCGATGGAGACTGCCGATGCCAGACACCGCACCTGACGGATGAGGAAATCCAGCTGCATTTCCTTTCGGCAGCAAACAAGCTGCTGGCCACAAAAGCTGCAGTTATTGCCAATGGCAGAGAGATGCAGGCCCTCCTGTTCGACACTACCGAGCTGGAAGCGGAACAGGCTCAGCTCCTCGAAGAAACTCAGGTGGTTTCCGACATGGTACAACAGGCGATTCAAGAGAACGCCCGCACCGCTCAGAATCAGACCGAATACCAGAAACGCTACGACGGCTTGGTGCAGCGCTTCGACCGGGCCAAGACCCGACTAGAAGAAGTCACCGCAGAGATTCAGGAAAAGCAGACGGCCAGCGCAAACATGGGGGCCTTCCTGAGCACCTTCGAACAGATGCCCGATGCGCTGACGGAGTTCACACTTGAAAGCTGGCACAGCATGGTGGATTTCGCCACCGTCTACAGCATCGACGACATCCGCTTCACCTTTAAGAACGGACAGGAAATCCAAGCATAAGCCCCTCAACGCACGAACGCCTCACTACTGGTTTTGATGCCAGCGGTGAGGCTCTTTTTGTTTATTTTGATTCTTCTTTTTTAAGGGATTTTTCAAGCGGAGTTAAAAACTCCTGCTGCCATGCCAGAAACAACTCAGAGGGTTCCTTAGCTCTTTTTTTCCATTCTTTCAGATGCTTTTCATAGCTATCGTTATTCTGTTCGTTGGCATCGTCTCTAACCTTATATGCCAAATCATTGCAATCCACACAAAAATTCAATTGTGCCTGCTTATACTTTACAGCAGCAAAAGATTCGAACAACTTTCTTTTTTTTCCGCAGCAATCACAAACCATATGCCAGTTCTCCTTTCAAAACGATAGATTTAATGTTTTCTTCCATTTCCTGCTCAGCAGCAAGGTCGATAGAACTTCTTCCTTTAATAGCTGCTTTGATTTTCGGCGCAAGATATTTAATAATATCAGCCTCCTGTGTTTCTGATTTTCTCAGGTCTTGCTGTAACTGACGGAGCTGTTTTTCGTCATCATCCAGCGCTTTTATCACGGAATCCTGTTCTTCGGGTGTAAGCATATTGTCCATGAATTGATTGAGCAGAATTCCATTGAACAGCCTTGCTGTAATCACTGCATCGTCTTCGTGAATTAAATTACCTATACCTTTAGCCGCAGTTCCACAAACAGCTCCACCAATTAGACCGGCTCCCATGCCAATTGCAGCGCCGACTTTTTTATCTACCTTCTCACCGAGTGTTTTCCCAATCAACGCTCCCGCCGCTGTCGTTGTAACGATGCTGCCGGTAAAGGAAGCGAATAGCGAAGTCATGTTTTTCAGATATTGCGACCCAGAAATCTTCCCATCAAAGACTTTGAAGGTGTCCGGTACAGAAAAAACGATAAACATCACACCTTGTGTAATTGCAGTCGAGCCTAAAAACTTTGCAAAACTCTTTTGTGCCGCTGCTCCGTATATCGCTTTTTTACCGGCAAGCGCTCTAAAGGCATTGATGATTTCTTGCGCCATCTGCGGACTAATCGATTTGCTAATTTCTGTTGCCAATGGATTTAGCGCAGATGCCAGACCTGTTCTGGAAAGTTGAGAAGCAATGATGCCACCTGCAAAAGCCATGCCGTAGACCTGAACGCCGGTGAAAATGGCGCTTTTCGCAGCCTTCTTATAATCCTTGGTCACCCAGTAGGTTTGTGCGAAAGATACAACCGCTGATATGCCGAAAACAGATAGACAATTAACTGCACCTGTGTACGCATCAAAGGTGATTGATTCGATTGTGCCTGCTTTCGCCAGCTTTAGCGCTTGGTTATATGTCAGCTTTCCCTTACGAATAATATCATAGGCCGCATTCGGATCTGTAACACCGGGAACCTGACCATCTGAGATGCGAGTTTTCATATACTCAATCGCCTGAGCATACTGGTCAGCAGGAACCTCCACCTTCATCGCATTGCCGTTCAGGTCATAGTACCTAAAACTTTTCGTTCCGGTTTGAGGATTCTTTTTAAAGCAGGCATCAACTGAATTATATGCTTGCTTACAGTATTTGCATTGAATCGGCGACGAGTCCACAATCTTATCTGGTCCGTTTTTAGCGTTATCTCGTCCCACCACTGTGGATTGTTCTCCGGCCAACTTATCTAAAATCGCACCAGCTTCTTCAGCATAGATACCGTGGCCCGTTTTTGTTTGGTCGGCTCCGTATGCAGCATTAAACATTACGCCCTCAACATTGACGGTATTGATGGCGCTAAAGGTCGCTTCGGCAGCCTCTCTTGCTTCAACAGCTTTTTTCTTGTACGCCGTAAGCATACTATAAAGCCCCTTACTACTGAATTGTGCCAATTCTGTTTTTCCAGCTTTAAGAACATAGTGAACACTACCTTTGTCATCACTTAAAGCCACAACATCATAATCCTCTGGCGAGTAATACTCCCAAGGAATAATCTGATAAATTGTTTTCGGAGCTTTGACTTTTTCTTTGGCCTTTTTCTTTTTGTTTTCCTCTTTGATTTGGGCCTTGTTATTCTTTGCCTCTTCTCGTGAGGCTTTCACAATAATTGCACGATTTGTAATAACAACACCTGCAGGATATCCCCCGAAGCTGCCAATGTCAGCCCATAATATTTTATAATCTGTCGGTACTGGAATATACCTATGTATCTTTTCGACCATAGATTTATCCAGCGCTGTTGGAGACTTTGGAAGCGTCGCTATAAGTTCTCGTAAAATCTCATCCAT